TCCATAAAGAGGCGGTCGACGAATTGAACGCGCAGGTGGATGGACTTGTCCGCCTGATGATACTCGCCGCTCCGCACGACGAAGGAAACCTCGAGCATTCGGTTCGCAAAGTGCCGGACAGGTCCAAAGACACCGTCGTCCGGGTCGTGGCCGGAGGCAGGTTGACGACGCGGCCCTCGGTTTCCAGCAAGCCTTACGACTACGCGCGCGGCGATGAGTTCGGAACGGTCCATATGTCTGCCCGCCCGTTCTTCTTTCCGACTTATCGTCTGACGAAGAAGAAGATCGTCTCGGCGGTGAAGCGCCGGATCACAAAGGCGATCAAGAAAAGGTCTGCTGAGTAATGGCTGGGAATGATACCGCCGCGCTCGTTGTCGCTCTGTCGGCTCAATTGACCCGATTTGAGAAAGACATGAAGCGAGCCGGCGACATTGCGGACAGGCAGGCGTCCCAGATCGAAGATCGGTTCTCGCGGCTCAATCCGTTCGCCGGCACGTTCTTGGGAAATTTCGCGGCGAACTTCGCCAAGCAGGGCCTGGATAAGGCGATCGATTTCGTCCAGGATTTGACCAGGCGCTTCGTCGAGTTGGACGCCACGGCAAAGCTCGTGGGCGCCTCGATGAATGACATCTTCGGTGTGCAGCAAGCGGCGTCAAAGGCCGGTGCGCCGGTCGACGACGTGACGGCGAGCCTGAAGAACCTTGCTATACTGCTCGACCAGGTCCAGCGCGGAGAGAAGAACTCTCTGAGCGAGCTTTTCGCTGACAATCCGAAAGCCTTGAAGGACGTCAACGTCCAGGCCCTCAACCTGCAGCAGACATTTGCGCTAGTCGCGGACCTCGTCCAGAACGCGCGGACCGAGATTCAAAAGATCGATGTCGCCAAGGCTGCCGGCCAAGCGGAAACGTTGGTGCGGTTCTTGGAGCAAGGCGGCGAGGCGGTCACGTACCTCTCAAAGAATGCCGCGGCCGCGGCGCCCGACCTGCAGCGACTCGCCGACCAGGCGAAGGTGTTCGATGAGGCCTGGAAGACGGCGGTTCAGAACGTCAAGGCCTATTTGGCTGAGCACCTTTTCGATTTCATCAAGACCGACCTTCAGGACTTGATCAGCCTGCTCGACACTGCCGTAAGGTTCCTTGGCCTGTTCAAAGGTGGCTTACTTGATGCCCAGGCCGCATCCGCGTCGACCGATCTTGCGAAGACTCGCGACGCCTTGATTGCCTTCCAAAATCGACAGACGCAGGTGGATGAGAGCGCCGGCCTCGATACGTCCGCAAACGCCAGGAACGATCGGCGCGCGCCGGCGCGAGTGGTCATCACCGGGCAAGGGACCTCGACCGCAGACCGCAGCCGGCCTCTCACCAATGTTCCGCTCAAGAGCACATCAGAAGATGAGAATGCTTTCGATCGGGCCCAGGACCAACTGGAGAAGAGAATCGCCCAGATAAACGCTGAAGCGAAGGCGCAGGGCCTCGGCGTGCAAGCACTTGCTGCATATCGAGCCGAGGCTCAACTCACGACCGCCGCCCAGCAGGCAGGAATTCCCGTCACTGAAGCCTTGAAGGACAAGATCCAAGCTCTTGCAAAAAACGCCGGTGATGCGGCGCTGGCTTTGGAAAAGGCGGGTCTGGCATCCGACATTTCGCGGGGTCGCCAGACCGCGCTGCTATCGCCGGAGGATGCTCAGATCGCAGCCCAGCTGAAGGGAATCTATCCAGACGTTGCGACGGCATTGGATAGCGTAGAGGCATCGGCGCTTCGAGCAAATCAAAGCCTCCGTGAGGCTTCGACGCAGATTTCTGGCGAGCTGACGAGCGGGCTCACTGACATTGTTTCGGGTGCGAAGTCGGCCAGCGATGGGTTTAACGATATGGCCAAATCGATCATCCGCGACATTGAACAGATGATCATCAAGCTAACGATCATCGGTCCATTGATGCGTGCGTTGCAAACCGGTTTCGGTGGCCTTTTCGGAAACGCGGGCATCAATCTCAACGGGTCGATAGCGGGGGCCGTAGGTCCGACATCGATAGGTGGGGCTCCGCTGGTCCCTGCATTCGCTAGCGGAACAGACAATGCTCCTGGAGGTCTGGCGCTCGTCGGTGAGCGTGGCCCAGAAATCGTTAATCTCCCCAGAGGGTCTCAAGTGATCCCAAACGCCGCACTTCGGGCCGGCGGCGGGGGCATGGTCACGATCAACAACTACACCGATGGGCAACCTTCTGTTCAGCGCGGTTCGAACGGAGACGTAACGGTCACGATCAGGAAGATGGTTGATCAGGCTGTGGGAAACTCTCTCGTTGCCGGTACTGGACGGCGGGTGCTCGGCAGCAGTTACGGCGTGAAGCCATTTACAGGACGGTGAACCATGGCTGTCCCAGCGTGGCCTTCAGATCAATTTCCATATGCTCCGGACCTTAATACTGTGCAGCCGGTGACGGGGTTTCTCGACCCGATCCGGACGGATATGGAGGGTGGAAATGTTCGGCTGCGCACGCGGCCTGGGGATAACGTTGGACAGGTGTCTTATTCTATCCCAATGACAAAAACGCAGATCGCTGCGTTCAATACGTGGGTCAAGACGACTCTCAATAACGGAACGTCTCGTTTTTCGATGCCGGTGTGGATCGACAATGGGTTCGTCACCAAAGTTTGCCAATTTGCCGAAGTGCCAAAGCGGCAGCGAGTTGGGACCGCCAAGCTGACAGCGGCAATCTCGTTGCGGGTCTATGATCTCTAATGCCAACGCACAGTGAAGCGCTGCTCGAGGCCTACGCGTCGGCGCCGCCGAGTTCGCGGGTCTATTACACGCTGGAGATCTGGCAGGCGTCCTTCGATCAACCGGCGCTAGTCGTGGCCAACGTCGGCGACGACATGACCTTCGGCATCGAGGCGGGCGCGCCGCGGAACAGCGGACAGACGGTTACTTTCATCGCGTGCCCTTTCCAGGCAGATTATCCGGAGCAGCGCGAAGGACAGCCGCCGCAGACCAAGATCAAGATCGACAACGTCAATCGTGAGCTCGTTCCTAAGATCCGCGCAGCGATGTCGGTCAGGCAGTATATCCAGGTGCTGTATCGGGAATACCTCGGAAGTGACCTGACAGAGCCGGCATATGGCCCGGTCGAATTCGAGTTGCGCGAGGTGCAGATGGTGGGTGCTTCGCTGACCGGGACGGTGATGGTGAAGAACCTGCAGAACAAGCGGTTTCCGAAGCTCACCAAGAACTATGACTACATCCAGTTTCCGAGTTTGCTGCCGACGTGAGCCGTTCCGCTTTTCTAGCGCCGCTTATCGGCGAGCCGTGGGCGTGGCAGTCGCGCAACTGTTGGGATTTCGCCTGCCATGTACAGCACGGGTTATTCGGGCGCACGCTTCCGTCCATCGCGGTGCCTGCCGACTTTGATAAGCGATGGGTGCTGAACGAATTTGCCGGCCATCCGGAACGTGCTCTGTGGTGTGAAGTGCCGGAAGGTCCAGGCGGCCTGGTGGCGGCGGCCGACGGCGCCCTGGTGCTGATGGCGCATCTGCGCTTCCCGGCTCATATCGGCGTCTGGCTGAAGCCGGAGGGCCGGATCATCCATTGCGACGGCAAGACCGGCGTCGCCTGTGAGACTCCCTTGGCGTTGCGCCAGATGGGGTGGAAAAAGTTGACGTTCTTCGAGCCAAAATCCTAATGCGCGGAACAGCAAAGAAACGCCCAGTTCTCGCAGCTCCGCTGCGCTCCAGCGCGCGCCGTGAGCGCTGCGGCGCCGCTGCGCAGCGGCCGGCCCTGCACGTCGTCATGCCGGGCCTTGAGGTTGCGCGCGCGGAGGCCCGCAGGGGTGAGACCGTGACGGCCTTCCTGCGCCGCTCAGGCTGGGCGACGCGCGATCGGAAGTATGGCTGGCAGTTCCGCAAGGGGCTTCCGACAATCCTCGAGATCAACGGCGAGGCGGTGCTGCGCAAGGATTGGCGGCGCCGGCGCATCGGCGCTAGCGACGCCGTCCGATTCGTGTCCTATCCGCTGGGCGGCGGAAGCGGCGATACCGGCAAGCAGGTGGTAGGCCTTGTCGCGCTGGTTGCGGTAGCGGCCTTTGCGTTGTGGGTGCCGGGCGCGATTGGCCTCGCCGCCGGCTCCTTCGGCTCGCTCGCGACCACGGCCGCGATCGGCATTGGCGGCTCGCTGCTGATCAACGCGCTGACCGCGCCTAAGGCGGGCGCCACCAACGCGCCGGATTCGAAGCAGGATCAAATCTACTCGGCCTCCGCGCAAGGCAACGTCGCCAAGCTCGGGGAGCCCCTCCCGGTCTGGTATGGCCGTCTGAAGCGGTATCCGGAGTTCGCCGCGACGCCCTGGAGCGAATTCGTCGGCAACGAG